TGTTTATGAGTTATCTATGCCGATAAAAATTTCAGAACTGACCAGTTGTAAGGTCGCTCCTCAGTCCTTTTGTTATTTGAATTCCCATGATACGAACTGTATTTTGAAAAGTATTAGTGTCGATTAAAAGGTTACGGCACATAAACAAGGCAAACATCCCCGCACACGTCCTGATTATCCAATAACATCAACACCTTGGACGCATACGGCATCGTGGCCCCTACCGAGTCTGGCAGCGGCCCGGTGAGGATATCGGTTAGCACGTATCCCCCCAGTTGAACGGCGCAGGATTTGACTGCACCGTGCAACTCACCGGGTACCTCTGACAGGTCGAGGATCTCACCCTGGCCCCGCGAATAGACCAGGTCCCCGAGCCAGGCCAGCCCCGCTTTGGCCAGGCACAGGCCCAGTCTGGTACCGTAATCCTTCAATTGGTCAACGATTACGGCCTGTTGCGCAGGCGCGCATCCGACAGGTGCGAACATTCCCAGGATAATCCCCAGGTAGTCCGCCGGTGCCAAATCCGGATCCGGGTCCGGCTCGGCGGCCTCGTTGTCCGCCTCATTCTCGACCGCATCGAGGGTGTCAATATACTCGATTAGTTGGTCGTGTTTGGATTGTGGTATATTTTCTGGGTCCTGGCCGTCAATTATACCAGACCCTGCCACAGCGACCCCGGACAGACCGAGAATCAGCAACAATTCCGGCAGTTTGGGAACCAAATTGCGGGCGAATCTGCCCACCAAAACGACCACAGACACGATTGCCGAGGCCACCGCTGGCAGCTCCAGCCCCGCATCCGCTAGGTGCGTCGCAATCGTCGAAAATAAGGCGCCTAACATAGACACCCACATCAAGACCCGTGTTGTAACGTCAAGAATTTGTTTAGTTTTTTGGCTCATTATTGCCTCCCATTGGCTAAGTCAATTCGATTTTCCATGCGGTCTAGTCGCTGCCCCAGACCGCGCACTTCGGCCCGTGTTACCCGTGTATCTGCGCCGATAATCGATAGTGATTCCAGGACCTTGTCGATTTTGTAATCCGTTTTGTCTTGTTGCCTTTCAACCGCATCCAGGCGGCGTTCTTGGACGCTGATTTTGGCGTCGAGGGTGGAAACTGTCACAAAATAGGACAGTAGCCCGGACAGTATCAGGGCAATCAACGGGACTATCAGCGGTGTTAGTGTGCGCACAAGGTCTTGAAAACGTTGCATTATTTTGTGTCCTTTTTTTTGTTTGGGTTGTTGCCACCTCGCCAATCCCAGCGGGCGGGCCGGGGCCGGATATCGTAGTGTACCGTCCCGTCGTCGTATATACCTACGCCGCCGTCGTGGATATAACCGTCTCGGATTAGGTCTAGGATAGTGTCGTATAGCTGCTGATTAGTGACCCCGGCGCATCGGATATCCGCCGCAGACGCCGTCAAGTGCTGGCTATGTTTGGCCCCGCCGCAGGTGCGGTTGTGTTCCGGTGTCCGGTATCCACTAACGATAACGAGCGGTTCGTCTATAATGTCTCGGATTTTTTGAAGGTTTTCTGCGAGCTTCTGAACATTTGTGTAGTATTTGTCCGGGACCGGTGCTCCGTCTTTGCATCGAAATTCTGACAAGTTGAAGTTTCGCGTCAAGTCTCCCATGTACGGCCTCCTATTTGAAGCAAATCCCGTCCGGAGACAGGGTGTTTACCGGATTCGCGCCAGTGGTCCCAGTTGCTGCCGTTGCGTTGATCATACTCCCTCCGAGCCATAAGAACCCCTGTCCGCCGGAATTACCTGCGTTCGCCGCCTGCGCATTGACCGTGCCGCCAGTGACCATTATTCCATTCCCACCGGCACCGGAGCAGTCTGCGCCCTGCGCATTGACCGTGGAGCCGCCAATGACCCTTATTCCATTCCCACCGGCACCGGAGCAGTCTGCGCCCTGCGCATTGACCGTGGAGCCGCCAATGACCATTATTCCATTCCCACCGGCACCCGAACAGTCCGCATCCTCTGCGTTGACCGTGGACCCAGCGAGCGCCCCAATTCCCCCCGTCGCACCAGGCCCACCACAATTCCGAGCGTCAATTTTGGGACAATTGATCGTGGATGCCTCTTTGGCCAAAACACCCCACTCGCCAGCATGGGAACAGTTCGCTTCGCTGGCCTGGACCGTGGATCGCCCTTTGGCCTTGATGCCGTTTACGCCGGCGTGCGAACAGTCGCACTCGTCAATGACTGCATTGGACCCGTTTTCTGCCTGGATGCCGTTTAGGCCGGCGTTGGAACAGTCCACACGCACGGCCTGCACTCGGCCATTGTCTAGGCTGATGCCATGACTCGATGCCCCGGAAAATATCGCATTATCAGCAATCGCAGATGAACCGTTCACGATCATCATGCCGTTGCTCTTCGCATTTTGGACCCCGGCACCGGGCAGAACCGTTGCTCGGGCGTGCTCGTACAGCAGGATTCCGGGGTAGTCGTCTGCCCCGGCGGCCCCCATCGCAAACAACACCCCAATATTTGGCAGCACGGCCCCAGACAGTCCCGAAAATGCGGCCTTGGCCCCGGTCCCAACCGGGTAATCGTCCACCAGCCCGGCGGTGTCAATGGTCGTCACTGGGTCGATTGCGGATATTGTAATCCACCCCAAATCGACCCCCTTGACAACGACCTGTTCGGTCATAACGAACCCGGACAATAATTGGACTGTGGCCGTGAATCCCCCGGCGATATAGGCGGGGTAGTATTTGGCTGACAGGTCTGCCAGGGCGGCATTGATTGTCGGGTAGTCCCCGCCCGCCCCCACGGTGACGGTAATATCGGTTGTCCTGGGTGCAATCCCTGCCGCATCCCCTGCCACCAGCAGCCGCACCCAGTACGGGCTACCGTCGGTTGGTTGCTCGTCGTCATTGTCCTGGGTCGCCTGCCAGGCCTTGCCTGCATGGACGCAGACCGCCCCGGTGTAGTATTCCTGGCCATCGTCCCATTCCGCAACCCCCATCTGGTGTAGGTAGGACAGCAACTGTGATAACGTGTAGCCTAGGGCGTTGAAATCCTGCATGGTCGGGGCATCATTGACACCGACAATGCCCCATCCCCGCAGCCATTCCGGGGTGATTTGGCTGTCTAGGTCGTCAGACTGGTCTGTCATGCCGAATCTAGTCCGCTCATTGGCCTGTGCTGCCCCTGCAAATGCTGCAAGGTTTTTTACTCTATCAATTTTCGCCATATATCCCCCTACTAGAAGAACTTTCTCGCCCATGTCCCGACGCCAAACCCCTTGGCGTTCGGATTGCTGGAAAATCCAAAATAGCCGTCTTGTGCGGCCTGGATAACATTATAGTACACCCCCTGCGGCCTCGCTAACAGCCACAGGACCAATAATAGTCGCAATTCCGACAAGGGCACGCTCGGATCAACGTACAGTGTCAGGCTCATGTCGTAATTATCCACTACCCAGGCCCGGCCATCACTGGCAAGCTGGATCGCCCCCTGGATCGACAGATAATCCGGCGCTATCATTTTCGCTTTGACGTTGTTGATTGCGATCTTGGCCTTCAGGAAGCGGCGATACGATTCGTCACCTAGCGTTGTCCACCCGTATTTTGGTTCACCCCGGCGGTAGAACGGGGCCTGACCAAACCCCCGCGCCCCTGTGTGGCCACGGAAGCCGAAAAATTCGAGAATCTCAAACGTCTGTACCCGGCGATTTAATCCGACAATCCGACCGATGATGTCCAGTTGCCTTCCAACGGCCTGGTCAACGTCGAATGCGTCGGCGAGTCCCAGCAAAACATCAGCAATCGGTGCCAGGGTGCCCAGCCGGAGGGCAATATCGGCCCGGGCCTTGGGGCTGTCCCAGTACTGTTTGATCAATAATTTTTCGTAACTTTCGATCATACCACCGTCACCATCACGTGGTCGGGGGTCAGGCCGAGTATCTGCCCCCGAGCGATCACTATCTCACCGTCTGTCCACGCCCCATAGGTTTTTATTTTCAAATTCGTCAAAACGTAATTGGACCCGACGGAATACGCCGGGCCGTAAAACTGGTTGGCCTGGACTGATTCCCCAATGTGGAATTTTCTTGCACAGATAGCGGCATTGATTGCCTCGGCATCTACCTGATCATCGCCCCTTTTGGTCGCCGTGACCTGTAAATACAGGCACACCCCTTCCGGGCGGTCAAATTTGACGCTGTGATAAATCGGAAACGTTGTCCCGTCGGCCCGTGTCAGTGTCTCTGTGTAGGTTTCCTCTTCACCACCAACAACGACGCAGCCAGCAGTCCGGTCGACTGCGATAACCTGAGCTATTGCGGCCCTGTCCCCACCCAGGATAACGGGCCAAATTGAATGTGGAGGAAGCCCGAATTGTCCGTCGGGGAACGGATTCTCGTAAACGACCGCATCGATGACCCCTGGAAGGTCTAGCAGTTTGGCTGTCAGCCCTCCGATGGTGGAGTGTGACGGTTTTTGCACACTTTGCCATCGACGTTGCCGGAATTCCGGCTCGGTTTCGTCAGGGGAGCCGGCAAAGGCGGTCGGTGTTGGCTCGATGCCGACAACACCCAAAACCGGTGTCAATATCTCGAATGTGGCACCTGTGGCACCTGTCGATGTCGGGACACTGCCCCATTCCACCGACTGAAAAGTTACCGTGTGGGTACCTGGGGCTAATAGCTGGTTGGCTTGCGGTGTTTCCCATTTGTCACCGTCTGTCTCGACCGTGAAACCTGCTGGAAGGTCAACTTTTCTGTTTGTTTCGACCTCCAATTCCCAAAGGGATCGGCCTCCGGGCCTCGGTGTTATTCCTGCAAGTTTGGCAATCGAGCGCAACCCTTTCCCTGTCGCAAGGTCAGGGTCGAAGCTGTTGTAAACGAGTAATGCCAGCTCCTGTAGATCGTGCCGGGCCTTGGCCTCGATGCCGACCCGTTGTCCGTCCGGGGTATCCTGGGACAGTTGCAAATCGGCCCCGTATATCTCTCGATAACCTGTTATCAGCTCGGCCAAGATATCTGTCAATTCGTCAATTTGAAGCCCGTTTTCGTCAATTTTTATCATATTGCCACCGTCAAATTGTTTTCTGACCGGTAAGCGTCGATATAGGATAGCGAAATAGTGGCCTGCCTGCCGACCAATCGCATATCAAGCCCGGTCAACCGCACTACTCCCGGTGTACCCAGTGCCACCCGTTCGACCTCGCGCAATATCCGTTTTTGCGTTCCCCTGGCACCCAGTAACCGCAACCAATCAATCCCGGCCCCCATATCCAAAAACCAGTCGTTTTTGAACGAACGAATACGGGTCTTGACGCACTGGGCCACGGCCTGCGAGCCTGTCAGGTGCTGACCCATTGTCCAATCGTCGAATTTGTCGAGTCGCGAAACCCTCATTTATCCCCCTGGCGGTATCGGTGCGCCGGTGTCGGCCCCAGGTGCTGTTGTTGGGTGCAGGTGATTTCCGAGGCTCACACCCGCAACCGTCTTGCAGTCGGCCCCTTTGACTTCCCCGGTCGCATTGATGTCTCCGGTGGCGTCGATACTGCCACCACTGGAAACATCCCCATCAACGGTTATTTTGCCTGTGACGGTCAAATCCCCATCAAGGCGGAAATTTCCGAACTGCTCGCTGTCGCCCTGGATGGTCAAAATTTGGGGTAGTGTTATCGCCGCCTGGATGGGGTTTACCCCTACGATGGCAAACCCGTCGGAATAATCATGCATCCGCATTTCTGCCGGTGGTTGCTCGTCTTTGCCTTGATACCAGCGGTCAAAGCAGCGCTCAGTGAACACCAAAAGGCAGTAATCACCGACACTAACCGGCATCGCCAGATAGGAACCACCCCCCTGCAATGTCACCGGTGGTACCTCGACAAAGACGGGCAGCTTGACAGATTCGCCGTCCACGACCCGATTAATCACCGGCTGCACGTCAACGGTCGTTTCGTTGACCTGAACGACCCTGGCAACCGTCGCAGTGTGCAGGTTGCCCAGCATTTCTCGAAGTGCGTCCTGCATTACCTGGTATAGCGAATCAGCCACGGGGCACCTCATAGTTTGGGGCCTTGATGCAGGTGCATTGCTGCGACCAATCGTCGCCGTCGGTGTCGCCGGATATCGTGATGTCCCGGACCTTGTAAATCCCGTCTAGATAGTGGGTAAAAACCGTCTCCAACTTGACCAAACCCCCTAATTTAATTGCCGGATTTAGCATCGTGACAAAGGTCAACTCGTTTTTGTCGGCCTCGGGAGTGCCAATCAAGCCCGTCTCGGCACTCACAACCGGTGCATACCCCTCCCGGACGTCATATTTACCCAAGACAAAAGCCTGCTCATTGTCAATAAAAAATTCCTGTCCAGGGCCCAGGACCGAACCAAATAACTGGGCCGTGGAGCCGACTAGTACCCTGGGTCTGGATAACTCCGGCGTTTCGGCGACGACCCCTTTTGTGACCTCTGGCAACCCGGCCAAAAGGGCCTTGACCGCCTCACCCTTGTCTTTGACGGTCTGCGACACAAAGCCGCCCAATAGGGCTTTTCCACCGTCCAAGACAACCATTTTCGTAACGAAATCGGCCCCTTCGCGAAGGGTCTTTGAAATAATCACGTTGCCACGGAATATCACATCAAGGTCATCGCCGTAGCCAACGGCCAATTCCGCCGGGGTGTAGTCGCGGTCAAGCTCGCTCTTATAGGGTGGGTCCAGTAGGTTATACAGTGAAATGTCGAGCTGGTTTGCTTCGGATTTCATCGTTTTTTGGGCAGAAAACACGCAACTTATCGGGGGCTCGATGACCTTGGCCGTCGAGCCCTGCCCGAAAGTGAAGCGGTAATTCCTGCCAAATCTCACCCCTGAACCTCCGTTCCCCGAAGTAAGGCCGTCGTCTCCGGCGTTATAAAGTACAACTGGCAGCGGCCCGTTTTGAAATCATCCATCCGGTACGGGTCAACTCCCCCGGATTCCAGGCAAAAAAACGCAAAAGGCCAGTTGGTACCCATTATCAATGGTAATCCAGCAGCGATACGGTAGCCCTGGATGGTTTTGTCGTTCCAGGCCAAATCAAAAAACCACGACTGCACCGCCGGGCGATAGGTCAGCTCCATGACGCAGTCACCGACCGGTGTTATCAGGGTATGCCGCTGTCTGGGGCTGTCTGTGATGTTGGTGACCCGGATCATCCTAACCCCCCATCAACGACCCAAGCAATGACCGGGCCTGTTTTTTGTTGTCCTCAGCACCCTGCACATCCTGTACCCCCTGATCTGTCCGTTTGGCCGTCTGTTTTTTGGCCGGTTTCGACGGGGCCTTATAAAATTCCTCGATGCCAACGACCTTTGTAACGGCCATCCTGACCTGTTTCAAGTCTATCTCAAAACGGATCACCTGTGACTTATTGTCACGGTTCAGGGAAAGGCTGGTGATTGCCATGTTGTCGATAACGCCATTGATCCCCTCGACAGATATTAGTTGGCGGCCGTTGTAAACCGACTGGACAAAGTCCAAGAACTGTTGGCGAATCGACTTTGTTTGCAAGCCCTCCGTGGCCCGAAAGGCGTCTTTGGCCTGCTCGTGTTTCACTGCCCGGTAAATCCCGTCGATTTTTGCCATCCGCATCAATTCGGCCTGGGTTTTATCCGCGTAAAAGTCGGCAATCTCGCCAACTAGGTCATCTTCGGGCTCCTCGGTGACATCGACCGGCGGGGCGTCAACGAAAATATCGGAGACAACACCCGAAATCGTGTAACGCAGTGGTTCCCGGATTATGTCGTCGCTGGCCACGGTCCCATCCTCCAATACTTTGTCGGGGACAGAGGCGGTCAGGGTGGTAGTATCAGACACGTGGGCGTAGAGGTTGAAGCCCCCGATACCCAGGACCGTTTGTTCTCCTTCCTCTAGCGTTTGCTGTCTGCCGTCGTCTATCACGCCCCACCCCTCGCCGCCATCATTTGGGCCTGTTGGAGTTGGTCTTGCAGTCCCCGTTGCACCGCCCGTCCGGCGGCCTCGGGCTGGTCAGTCTTGATCTCTATTGTCACGTCTTGTTTGATCTCCGTCTGGCTGACCCGGGAAACCCCAGGGGCTTCGGAGACTGGCAGTACCCCGAAATCAGCAGGGGACACATCAGGCAATCCTTGGATGGTCTCGGGCGTAATCGACTTGTCACCGCCCAGCAGATTGACTGCCCAGTCTGGCAAAACCGCCCGGGCCGCATCCATTATCAGGTGACCCAACCCCGAAAACATCGCTTTGATCCCGGCCCAGAGACCCTTGAATAATTCGCCGATGTAGGTCACTGCATTTTTGGCCATATCTTTCAGGGCTTCCCATGTCCCTTCAAAGTTGCCGGTGAACAGATTTATAATAACGTCAACAAATGACGTCCATATCCCGACAAGTGCATCGATGGCCTTCCTGAACGAGTCAGGCAGTAGCATTTTGAGAAAATTACCAACCGCCGTAAATACCACCTTGACGAACTTGCCCAGGCCAGAGAGCAGCGATTTGACGTAGTTGATGGCACTGCCGAACGCCCGCTTGAAAAATTCCTTCGCAGCGACGGTGTCACCCCGGAACAATGCCATGACACCCTGGAAAACATTGAGAAAATACTCAAACACTGCACCAATGGCCCGACCAATGTCAATTACCGCCGGAATAACCGCTTTAGCAAACTCGATTATCGGTGGCAACAGGGCCCTGCCGAAGGTCACGATTTCGGCAAACAGGTCTTTGACGAACTGGACCGTGCCTTGAAGGATTGGCCGGATATCGATCCCGAACGAGTCAAATAGCTTAGCAATAACGGAATCGCCGCCCTGGGCAGCGACAATTAAATCATCAATTATCAGGACCACCGCCGCAATCGCCGCAGCAGTCAGCAACATTGGGGCAGATGACACGGCCCAGGCCGCACCCAGGGCAACAATAATCGGCATCAATCGCTTAATGGCCCCGACCGCTGCTTCCATGACCGGGCCAATTTTCCGCAACCCCTTATTTAGCCAGGAATCGCTGTCCTGCAGTAGGGCCTTGAATTGCCCCTGTAAATCGCCCAGGACCGGAATCATGCTGATTGCAACCCTCTGCCCCAGCACCCCTATGCCGTGCCGCAGATTGTCGAGGTTGGAGGACAGGGTGGCTGCCGTCTCGGCCTGGGCCTGACTGATAATGCCCCACTGTTCAGCGTCGGCCATCAGGCGATCTAGTCCATCGGCCCCGCCTTCCAACATGTTGATCAATGATTTATCAATGCCCAGTTGGGCAGCCAGGGCAACCCTTTTGGACGGGGCCATGTTCCGGGATTTGTCGGCGAATTCTTTGAGAATGTCCACGGTTGGCCGTATTTCACCCTGCGCGTCGGTTATTTGCAAACCCAGGGCCTCGATGGCCAACTTGGCCCGACCTGCCCCGGTTGCGGCAAATTGACCGAGTCGCTGGTTTAACCCTGCTATTGACGCATCAAGGGACTCGACAGTTCCCCCGTCCTGTGTGGCCGCATACCGCAGTTTTTGTAGGGCCTCGACCCCCACCCCCTGCGCCCTGGCAAAGTTTCGCATTGCCTCGACGCCCTCTAATTGCTTTGATGCCCAGACTGCGGCCCCGGTGGTAGCCCCTGCAAGAGCAGTCGCCATCCGGGCTGATTGTTTGACTACCGTTTTTAGCCCGGCGTTGAATTTGGCCAGAGGCTCCAGTGACCCCTTGAACGAAAATTTTGTAACTACCTCATTGACTACGGCCATTTACCGCCTCTTACTCTTATGCACCTTTTCGACGTAATGCGCCTCAATGTCCCTGGAAATCGACTCAAATTCCACCAAATCCAAGAAGTCGTCGGTGTCCAGGGCCTCTAGTTCTGCCAAAGAGCCGTAACCAGCCTTCACCAACGACAACAACGTCATCTTTTCGTCGTCTAAATTGGTGAAGAGGATTAAATCTTCTCCCTGGGAACGCCTGGGGACACCGAGTCTGTAAGGTTTTCGGCTAAAAAAGGGTATGATATCGCCCCCATCGCCGCAGTGACGAACTTAAGATAATCCTGCGGGTAGTTGTCCCAGTGCGTTTCCAGTCGGGAAAGTAGAGCGCCATCGAACGTTGTCACGTCTGCGATGGTGGCCATGACTTCGTCGAATTTTTCCGAATCCATGAACCCGAAATCGCCATCGGAGAGCTGGTCTTTGATGTGAGTGAAATATGCAAAAACCTTCCGGCGTTGCTTATGCCGCATCCTGGTTAACCGATACTCCCTGCCGTTGACCTCGATTAGGCCGGTCTCATAGATTTGTCGCAATAATTCAAGTTGATCCATTATGCCACCTTCCGTTTGGCCTCTCGGACTCGGAATTTCCACTCGGAGACGTGTTCCGGCTCCATGTTGTTCAAAACGGGGCCGGGGGCCTCCGTGATGTGCATAGTACGCAGTTCCACAGTTTCAATTACCGGGACGCTGTCCCGAGTAAACAACGTCTTGATTGCCCCGTCGAATACTAAGGCCGGGACAGCATTTCGCCAAAGGTTCAATAGTGCATCGTTTCCGGAATTTCGCTGAACCCGGATCGTCAAGGTCGCCTCAAACGAATTAATGGGCTGCGAAATTGCCGTTCCACCCCCGGCGGAATTGACGGATACAGTGACCTCACCCTGCGGTTCCAAGGTCACAAAATCCCCCTCGGCGAACTCCGTAATTGGAAACCCGTTCAGGATCAGTGTCGTTGCGTCGGCTGGATAATTGATAACGGCCATTTTTGCCTCCTAGAGGTTGAAATTAATCACAACATCGGCTGAGTGGATCGCCCCTTGGTTTTTGACCGCGCACTGCAGGACAGGGGACTTTCTCGCCTGTCTGTCTGCCGTCGACTGGTCGGCCAACGAACCGGCCTGCCAATAAAAACCGTACTCGCGGATGTTGTCAAAAAAGGTCTTGTAGTCCCCGAAATAATCGGGCTTGGACCATTCCCCAGGGCCAAACACCCCGGCCCGGACGAAGCGGCGCGTTGTTTTCTCGCCCTGATCAATCATGGTCAGGACGCCGGGCGTTGTCTGGGGAATTTTTGTTCCGGTCATTTTTAACAGGTTGAACATGTCGATCTGGACCGAATCGATGAAGGCAATCAGATTGTAGACATTGTCAACGAAATCATTCGCCGGGGAGGTCAACACAACCGGGCTATTTTTGATGGTGGTAAACAGGTCCAGCCCTACGATCTTGGCATTGTCAATCTCGGTCTGGCTGTAATCCTCGGCAGGGACGGCCAGCTCTTTCAGGTGCATCGTCATCGCCGAGTTTTCGGCGTTGAAGTTGACCGTGTGAGCCCTGGCCATGTAGGACGCTGCAAGTTTTCGGTTGCCTGCCTTACTGTACAGGCACCGGAACGTATCCAGCCCCGACAGCGTGTTAGCCCAGACCGGGTTAGTCGTGCTCAACGCGAAATATTTGGACCCGGAAAAAACTTCGTAAATCAGGACTTGGTTGGCCTTGGACCAAGTAGCGAGGTTATTGATGTCGACATCGGCGATTTCATCGATGAACATCGCCCCTCGAATCTGCACCTGGGCGCTGATGGCCGTGATTCCGGCGAGTTTGGTTTCGGCGGACAGCGTCTCGGGGTCCGCCCCTCCAACGGTTGAGGCACCGCACCCGTCGGTCAGGCCAAGGATGGAGCCGATAAAGTCCCCCTCGGCCCCCTCGATGGCAAACCCAACGTCGCTGCCGTCACCGGTGGCCTGCGTTGTGATGACGACTCGGTTATTTTCCAGCCTGACACTGGCCTCATTCCCGTCGTCGTCAAATTTCAGCTTAGCCAAACAGGCAGAAAAATCCTTGCAGCCGGTGAAGTCCAGGTTGCTCAATGTGTAGGACTTGTCAACTATCGTTATTCCCATCGACCCCTTGTCAATCCGACGCAGTGCAGCAAGGGCAGCATCAGGGTCAATCTCGGCCCCGGTCAGGACGCCCGGAGTCGCTGCGACTTTTTCGCTCTCCCCCCTCCAATAACCAACCACCAAGGCCCCCCCAAAATTAATAGCGTTGGGGCTGGTTGCAAAAACGGTGTTGGCGTAGGCGGTGACCTCCGAAGATGTCCCGAAATCCCCAGCGACCGCAGCGGCGGACTTGTAGGTCCGGTAGCGCTCGGCGGTGGACAAGACGCCCTGCTCTTTGGTGATGATTGCGACAACGTTCATATTCGTTGCGGCGGCGGCCTTCCCCTCGGGCAACAAGGCCACATTGATAACGTTAGTAATTTCAGCCATTTATATACTCCTCAAAAATTCGAGTTGTGCGGTATCAATTCGCTTGGTGTCTATGGACACGGAATCAGAGTAAAATGCCGACAATTCAACCTGGACCTGTTCGGTATGTTGCGCCCCGACAAGAGCTGCGACATTGGTTATTCGCTGGACGTGGCCGACCGTGACACCATGCTCCATTTGCAGTTGTCTGGACCGTTCGGAATCGGCCAAAAGTTGGAACCTTACCGCCCTTCTCCAGGCATCTGCCCCCAGAAAATCAATAACAATCGGCAACCGGGAAAATCGGTCAAAGGTCGTTTTTTCGGCCTCACCATCAAATATCTCGCCCCTGGTTAGAGGCTCGGCAGGGGACAGGGCATCGACAGCGACTAGCTCGGTGTCGAAACTTTCACGCTCCCAGTCAATACGCCCGACCTTGATTTGGGCCTCCGGGATAGCCAGCAGGTCGCGGATAACCCGGGCAACTCTGACGATAGGGCTGCTCATGGTGCCTCCGTTTCCTGCAAGACTGCCTTTCCGGTGGCCTCGCAGACCGCCTCAAAATAGCCGTATTGTGACCAATCGGCGACTTCGACGACTTTGTAATCTGCCCCGGCGTATTCGACTAGTTCGCCGTTTTTTACAGGGTCCGGCGTGAATATCGTGATGTGCGCCTGCTGCCAGTTCAGAACTGCGGCATTTAACAGGGTCTTTTGCGTGGGTTGGACCATCGCCTGAATCGTACGGAAGGCGACGGTCTCGGTGATTACGAAATCCTGACTTGTGCGGGTGATTGCCTTGACTGTAACGGGTGAGGTCCACCCGCCTAGTGCCATTCCTACCTGGGGAACGTTTATCATTCGACCCTCCAGGTGATAGATTGCCGCAGCGTCCCAGTGTCAATCAAGGGCGTCTGCTTTCCGCGCCTCTCTTTGGATTTCACCGTCGATGGGGCCAATGCAGGCCACATCCCGTAGCCGTTCGTTCGGAAGGCCTCGGACGAATAATTCCGGGCCTTTACCCCGACCAAGCCCAGGGCTTTTCTGGCGTCGACATTTTGGCCTGTCACAAGGTCAAACTGTTTCCCGATGAATTTTGCCAGCTCCCTTCGGTGCAGTTCCATCGGCATCCGGAGCCAGGACCGGCGGGGAACGCCTGCGCCGTATTCGTGTATGGCTCCGACCTCGATTACTGTTTGGCCACCTGGATAAACCCCGGACCCGGTACCTTCGGGCAGACCGACCTTGACCACCAAGCGCAGGGCATCGTTGAGTTTTTTTCGGTAGTCTTCCATCGTTTTCAGCGTGTCGGTCGGCTTCATACGAAAAACGCCCTCCCGGCTGCCCTCGTCTGGGTCAGGAATAAATACCGTTGACCATATTTGGTCGCCCCAAAAAACGCCGCCAGGTTGGTCGAATCTGATTGCTGAGCGTAGGACTCAGAGACGCTTCCCACGGTCCTGCTGGTTGCAGACGGCATCGCTGCCGCACCCCCTGAATCAGCAGTCAGGAGGTGGGCAACGAGGTTTAGGATTATCTCACGGTTGCAGTCGGAATACTGGCCTCCGAAATAGCACGGCCACACCGACACCTGGGCGTTGATGGTGGCATTATCCCAAGTCGAAAACTCGGGGTAGCGCTGTTTCAAATCGGAAGCCAGACTCACGATGCCCCCCCTAGACCTGACGGAGAATGAATCCGCCCTTTTGTTGTAACAAATCGAAGCCCCCGATGCGGAACTTGGACTCGACCAGATAGGTAAACGGCGTCGGCTTGACGACTTCGCCGATGGTCAGTGGCAACGGGATCCGGATCTTTGCCACCTGCGGACTGGTAGACACGAACAAGGCCACGTCTTTCTGGTTCGATCCGATACCTGATGCGTGATGCGATGCAAGGACCTGCAATCCGGGGAAGTTGGCCTTCAATGCGGCCATAACCGTCATTGCACTGTGGCCATCGACGGACAGTAAATCCTTATTGAGCCGATTCACAACCGCCGGACTGGTGATGATCGTGTTGGCCATGTACGAGCCGACGTTATTAACATTGCTCCATTGGGTGGTTAAAGTGTCGGCAAAAACAGCGTATAAGTCGTTGTTTTTCTTGGAGTTGAAGTTTGAGTCATTACTGTAGCTCCCCCAGGTCGCATGGTCCAAGGCCACATCAGCAATCATCTTGTCGATTGTTTGTTGGTAAATTTCGTTGTGCGCCTCGATCAATCGTTGGGGCAGGTTGATCCCCTGAAGCTCGGCCTCGTGGATTTCGTCGTCGTCCCACTGCGATTCAGCGGACCAGGGGAACACGTCAATCGTCGAATCCCGGCCTTCCAGGGTGATTTTACCTTTACCATCGCTGCGGTCGCGCTGTTTGGCGAACGAACCGGCGGCGGTGTTCTGCAGGGACTGGATTTTTTGAACGTATCCGCCGGAATTGTCCACCGTGAACCCGGCGCTCATGAAGGCCAAATCGGGATATTTCAAGGTGAAAATTTCCGGATCAACGTGGGTCAACATCCGACCCAGGACGATCCCCGAGGCTGCATCGGTGAATCCGCGCTGGTTGCCGGACTCCAAGAATTTCTCAATTGAATCGAGATTGAACAAATTTGCGTACTTTGTCGCCATTTTTTTTTCTCCGTTACTTGACATAAATAAGCCAGACATTTTCAGCGACTTCACGAACGAACGTCGCATTGATCGACTCGTTTCCAGGCTCGGGATCGGGATCGGGATCGGGATCGGGATCGGGATCGGGATCGGGATCGGGATCGGGATCGGGGTCCTCATGCTGGAATTCACACGGACCAATGTCCCATTTGCCCCCCTCGGGGGATGGCCGGGGGCGGCCCAGGATATCAACCGTTACCGTGGGGATATCCACACCCGCGTCAATGCAGGGGGAGTCCGGTTCCAGATCGCCGCCGTCACCCAGTTTGGGGTCCGTGCTAACGGTCCCGACCTCGGCCCAGTTGCCAACAAATCCAGCGTTGCAGTCATAAACACAGTTGTTGTTTGCCGTGGCTGTGACGGCTCCGTCAATGGTCCCCACGATCCCGAGGCCCATAAATATATTGTTGCTTACGTCAACATTGTTATACGGTGTTTTGATCGCCGTGACCTGGGTACTGGGTTCGCCCAAGCGCATAAACAGGTTGTGCGCAATCAGGCCACCGGTGGCATTAACGCCGTCGGACAGGTCGAGAAAAACCTTGTTGACATCCCGCAGGACAAAGATATTGTTGATTATTGACAGCTCTCCACCAGTTCCTGCGGTCGGCCCTTCGATGGCCAACAGTGTGTCAGCCTCTATGCTGCTGCGCTGAATATCGACGACTGTCTCGGGGCCGATTTGTGCGAACACCTCGGCAGTCTCGACATTCTCCATGTTGCAATCCAGCACGGTCAGGGATACCGCCTTGTCCAGTTTCAGCATTTCATCAGTTGTCCAGGGGCCGTCCGAGGCCTCGCAACTGTCGAATTTTACAGCACTTCCAGGGGCCTTACCCTCGGCAATCAACCAACCGGTCCCGGCAGTTGGGGCCATTTTCCACCCATTGACTAGCAGGTTCACGGGGTGAGTGTTGCCCCACGCGAAAAGGGGGAGTTTGTCGGCCTGGGATGCGGCAGGGGCCAGTGTAGGATTAGCTCCGTTGGCCACGTCAAATTGAATGTTGGCCGGTGCGCTGGAACCCATCGTCACAGGGGATGCCGCGTTGGTCGGTGCGATTGTGCAGTTGTCGGCTGCTATGATTCTGACATAGTCTAAGGCCCCGAAATCAATCAATTCATCGTAAATTCCATCATCGGCAATGGTGATGGTGGACCAATCACCGACCCCACCGCTGGTAGTGGCCGCAATGGCCGCTGCGATAGTGGTATAGGCTCCATCGTCACCGCTTTTTTTCACAACCAGGTGTGTTGCCATTAGTCACCTCCCTCGTCACCGGACGCATCGTCGGGATCGGGATCGGGATCGGGGTCACCTCCCTCGTCACCGGACGCCTCTGCAACCCTACCGTCGGCAGTGACGTACAACTGTGCCCCGACCTCTGGCAACCCCTCGACGGGGTCAGCCTCAACGGTGACCAGACCCTTGACCAAATAATCGACCAAGGGCGCATCGTCGGGATCGGTATCCACCGGCATGGTCAAATCACGAAGGACAACCCCGGCTGGTGTGTCGTCGGCGGACTCCATTGGGACAAGCTTTCCGTTGGAAAATTTCGCAAACCGACCCGCCCTGGCCCCGTCGTTTTCGGCAGTCAGGATGATATTGACTGTTCCGTAAGCCTCACCGGCCCCCTCGGGCGGTATCTCGGTTGTGATGTTGTCGAATCTCGCCATACCTACCCCACTTGGAGAAACCAAACATTCTCTTTGATTTCTCTGATAAATGTTGCGTTGATTTCAGTGTTTGCGGGGCCGGTATCGGCCGCCTCGGCAACTCGCCCGTCAGGGGTCATAAACACCTTGGCCCCGACCGCCGGAAGGGTCGCGACGGGCAGTGCCTCGACAGATGCGTTACCCTCGACCAAGTAATCTGTGATCGGGTATTCCTGCAAGTCCCCATCGACCGGGTCGGTAATCGAGCGCAACAGTACCCCGGCCCAGGCGTCATCCTTGCCGGTGATGGGGACAAGTTTACCGCTCGACATTTTGACGAAACGGCCTACCACCCCTTGATTGTTTGGGGCGGACAAGATCGTATTGGTGTCCCCGAAAGCCTCGCCAGCGTCGCAAGGCCCGATGTCCGCTGTAAGATTATTAAACGCCATGATTACCACTCCTTGTCCTTGAGTTCTGCGAATTTGCCCATGTTACCCCGGCCGAAGTCGGCGAAGGGCTTGGTTTCGGGCTGCCGCAGCATCTTAAACGCCACAGGCAACTCGGCATCCTCGAACCTGACCCCGGCATGCTGCGTGGCGATGGCATCCCGCATGATCTGGTTGCCGGATTTGTCAGCGAATTTGTAGTCGGTCGGCAAGAACTGTCTTGCCCTGTCGATAATTGCCAGGGTGGTGGCCACTTGTTCAGTCGTCGCCTTGGTCACCGCATCCTGAAAACGAGCTTCCAGGGCCGCAGAGTCTTTGACTTTTTTGGCTTCCTCTTCCTCTTTTTTGACCTCTTCTTCCTCGGTGGCGTTGTCAGTGCCTGCCTCGGGTGCTGGGTCTTCTGCGGGTGCCAGGGCCTTTTTTAGCTCCGCAACTTCTGCGGCCATGGCCTCCACCACTTTGATCAATTCGTCCAGGGTCATGGTGTTGTCTCCGTTGTTGGGTGAACGATCTAAAAACCGGCAACCGCTTCCGCAGCGACCGGCATCAACGACCGCTAGATGATGCGGTCGAATGTCCACTTGGCGAAAATCGTACTTGTCATCTTCGATGAGCCGGGCTTCATAACCCAACGACAATTCCCGCTTGTCCGTGAGTGTGGCCAGAAAGTCCGACTGCACCTCCAGGGTATTCTTTATTGCGAGGTGCGACGCTTCGCCTTCGGTAAAATCAATAACGGCGGCAGATATTACCTTGCCTACCGACTGGGGGACGGGCTGGCCGATATCCACATGGTCGTTGGTTAGGGGGATTCCTGCCATCAACGGTGCCACGGTTGCGATTTGTGCAGGTGAGCGATAGACCTTGAAGATTTTATTTGCAGGTTCCAGACCGAGCTCATGCCCGAAATAATCCAGGACGCCATCACGTACTGATACGGCTGTTTTTTGCTCGACGTCAAAAGTTACTGCATCGAAAAAATGGCCGGAAATAATGGACTGTGCCATTTTGCCTCCCCTTGTCTTATATTAATACAAATATGGAAAGTTCCTGTCAACTTTTTTTTTATTCTGGGATCACGGCGTAGGAATCACAGCGGCAATTGAAATCGAGGCCAGGGTAAAGATATTCGCCATCGACGCTGGAATAGCAGCCCTCATCGAGTCGGTACCGTTTACCGTCTCTGTCTCGGTGACTGGGCCGGACGGTGTCATCTCCGGATGTGGACCAAATCGCCTCCTCGATGCCCAGGTGTTGTTGACGGATTTTATTTGCCAGTCCGTTGAAATTGCCGATCTGGTTTCGGGCCAAAGTTGACGCATTGCGCAACCGCTTGGCCTCGAGGACGGAATAGGTCGTCTCGATATAAGCCAGGTCTCTCCCCTCGGCCATCAGGTGCAGGGTATGCTCCAGTGACTCCTGAAGGGCCTTGTCACGGAGTGATTGAATCCACATTACCGTCTCGTTGATCAGGGCGTTGATCTCCCAGGTGGCACCGTCGGCCTTTATCAGATTCTTGGTGTCGATACCCAGGACCGGGGAAACAGCCCGGTAAAACGTGGCCTTGTTGTACAGGTCAACCTTTTGCAGTATTTCGGCGACCGTTTCTTGGATTCGCTCATCGGACAACTGGGCAAGGATTCGGCGCTTGACCTTGGCCGCTTTTTTTTGCGCCTCGACTGCCCAATTATCGTCGGTGAGGGTCAACATTTTTGCGGCGGCTTCGGAGTCGGCAAATTTGGCAATCTCGGATTTGGTCAGGGAAAACACGTTATTTCGCCAGCGATTGAACACCTGCCGGACGATAAACTCGCAGAACCGGACAAGTGCCGCTTCCTGGGCTCTCGGGGGTGCAGGCATGCGGACCAGCTTTTCACCCCGGTTAGGTTTCAGTCGTTTCGCCATCGTCGAACCCCGGGAATTCAGCGTCTAAATCCTCTTCCTGCAAGATCGTCTTGTCCACCAGATAGCGGCGGTGGTCTTCACCCATGTTGAATAATTTTCCGGCGTTATCGAGAACCCTCCCCTCATATTCGATCTGCTGGGCCGGTGTGCCTTCCTTGGTTTTCGGGAATTCGGCCGGTGGTTGACCCAGGATCGCCAACAGTTCGTTGATCGGGTCTATCAGGAAGGATTTGGTGCGATTAAATGTCCGTTGGAGCGTGTTTTGTTCTTGAGTCCCGGCGGAATTCAGGCCCTCGACAGCCTGACCAACCAACATCGGGACAGGGATACCCGTGACCATTGCCAATCGTTGCAGGGTCAATCGGGACACATCGGCAACGTCGGACAGCGTTTGAGACACGGACACAACGTCATCTTCACTGTCAATTATCCCGTCACCGTATATCGAGCGGAGGTCTGCCAGGGCCGAGTAGTATTTAATCAGGTCCCTATCTCGGTTGGCCGCCAGGGCCTCCTTGAACCCCTTGATCTTGTGAAAGACCGTTGAATTCTTCTCGATTATCGCAGACCCGGCCCGTTGGACGATTTG